GTACCAGAAATCAGTAAAGTGATGACACAGGTGAACTCTTCATTGGGTCTTGGTGCGCCAAGGAACGCACAGATGTCTACTGCACAGGGACAGAACACAGAACTAAGTAGTACTGGTACTGGTGGTACAAATGTTGTGGATGCATCAACCAATGTACAGAACAATTCTAGTAATAGTAGTACTGCGGTATATGGTGATACAACACCCGCTACTGATACGACAGATGGTCTTGCTAGAGTTGCAAGTTAGGTTAACCCACTCTAGAGGTTCGCATAGGTTCATGCGTTAAAAGAATCGTACAATCCTAATGGAGAACTACGATGAAAGAACTAGTCTACATTTACCGTGGCGTTAAATACGTTAAAGTGGTAAAATAAAAAAAGGGGACTCTTTCGAGTCCCCCTATAACCATAACGGTTTATCCTAAGGCGAGGATTCTTTAGTCTTCCGCAGCAAGTTTCGCAAAGTATGACAATGTGTCATCTTCACTACCCGACTCTGCAATAACAGGTTCAGGAGCAGACTGAGAAACTACAGTAGGTTCCGCAGATCGAATTGGAGCAGACTCAGCAGTTTGACTCAGAGAATCATTCTTTACAGTCGCACCCGCACCAGTCGCTTGACCCAGTACCACTTCAAGTCGTGACTTCAAGTCATCATATGATTTGTATGAAGACTCTGCAACGAACTCAGAAACATCGTGCAACTGATTGTAAGTTGACTCTAGTTTAGTCTCATCCGCATCAAACAGTGATGTCGATGATTTGAACTCTGACTTATCATAGTTACGATATCCCGCAACATTACGAATCTTCAACTGGAAATCTGCACCAGTCCAAAAGTCGAATGGGTTTACAGGTGTTTCGCCTGGGAATTGAGGTTGCATCACATCCATAATCTTATCAAAGATTTTCTTACCGAAGTCGTAAAGGAATACTTTACCTTCGTTAGCAGGATTAGATGGGTCACTCACTACCATAACGTTCGCAACATAGTGAAGTCTACGTTTCTGTTTACGTGCAGTCTCTTTATCTTCATCGATACCAGAGTTCCACAAACGAGAGTTGTATTCACTCACTGGGTCATTGTTACCTAGAGTAGTCAGAGACTTCTCAACATACCATTGTCCAGTTGGGCCTTTGAAGAAATGATCGAAGTAACGTACCCAAGGTAGTTCTTGACCTTCTGCGGCAGGAAGAAATCGAATCTGTGCAAAACCATTACCATTGTCATCAACAGTAGGTTTCCAGAATCGGAGGTCTTCGTATTTGTTTTTAGATTGAGTTACCCCTGATGCAGTCTGTGCCGCTTGTGCGAGTTTAGAAACATCTAGGGAATTAGATTTAAGGTTTGCAAAAGACATATTTGTATTCTCCGTATTTTTGCGTATTAGTTGTATTATGAGTATTCATTGTATCATAATGTAAATAGAAAGTCAATACGTTTATTTAGTATTTTATAAACTTCCACTTTTTTCGAGAAAATTGAGTTTCATTGCTTCGATCTCTATCTTCTCTTTTATTGAGATGGCAATATACTTCTTGACATCTTCAATCTCTAGGTTGTTCTGTTCACACAGATAAACAACCGTGTCCATATAACTCATGGACTCTCTTCTTACACAGTCCTCCACCATCTTGGTGAATTTCTTCTTGTTCATAAAGTTGGATTCTTCTTGCGAGGAATCAACACCACCTACTATCATATCAACTTTCATAACTATTAATTTCCTCTTCAAGTTCGGGAGTCCAGACTTGTGCTATGTCGGGATACCAAGTTCCGTAGGTTCTCTTGGGTGTTCCATCATCATAAAATGCCATCGCAGTACAAACCTTTTGTACTCGACTCTCACGTCTCTCACCATACGTATAATCAGACCATACACCTCCAGTGAGATACTTCTTCATGTTAGAGATATAAACTTCAAGGTCTAGATACTGTCCTCTTTCCTTGGCAACCTTAGAGTCTTTATAACTCTTCATTCCTTTGAGTTCGTCTTGACAAGACTTCACCCATTCTTTAACTTTCTTCCAGTGTAGAAAGTGGTCTTCGGGTAAATTACGAATGTCCTCATGGACAGACTTACTTCCATCTGCACCTCGTGCTTCACGTGCCTTTGCGAGACGTTCTACCGCAGCCTTCTTCTGTTCCTCAGACATTGGTTTGCGTTTACGTTTCACTTTCTTACGTTCAAAACCTAACGCATCCAGATTTGCCTGTTTCTTGGCATCTCTGGTGCGTTTCGCTTTTTCTGCTGGTGTCAGTGTCTTTTTCATAATAGTATATATTATATATTATACTGCACTAAAAGTCAAGAGGGAATCAACACGGAATGAACGCCATTCATTCAAATCCAAATCAAATACTCGAACCGCAAGTTGGTTCTTCTCAGTATTTGCATTTGCATCAGTCTTAGGCATCTTATCCTCTGGTATCATATCGGATACCAATGTCGCCTTCATCTCACGTACTCCACCATCTTTCACTTTTGTGAATGATAGGTTTACCACACTCTCACGTAGAGTGTTCACGATTTCATTATAAGTCATTTCATTCTCCATTGTTTATTTTACTCTTATAGTCTTGATATGTGTAGAACTTAAATACCAAGAATGATATGTCTAGACACCAACCTTCGTTGAAATCCAGACTGATTGATGGGGTCAGATAGACAGTGCGTTCAAATGTCCACTGATTACTGAAACACCAAACCCTCCCCATAAATACTTTAGTCATTACGCTACTCCTATTGATTGTTGTGAGAACCAGTTAGGCACTGCCCGATTAGTCCACTTCGCCATATATGATTTCTCTTTGATATAATATTTTCGGTACGCTTCTACTGCATCACGCATTTTACAATCATCTGGCATTGCCTGTGCGAACTCAGTCATCTTACCTACTTGGTCGATGTTTCTTGGTGAGAACCACAACTGACCTTTCAGTTTCTCTTCGGTCAAATGAACTTTACCATAACGATGAGTGTACTCTTTACACAATGCACGGAAGTGTTTATACAACCATCGGTAGTTGTTGTTATTCTCACGAACCCAGATATTAGATGGGTGATTGACATGAGACGCTTTGTACAAGAGTCTTTCTTGTGCCGCACCACCAACTCTCCATCGTTTGATGTTACGACCATTCTTGGTCTTATCCAGATACAATTCACCATCCAGAACACGATGTGCAGTAGACATCAATTGGGCATACTCTACAATCATCTTGACCACGTGTTTGTCACACATCATCTGTGCAGCTTCAATAGGGTCTTTGTCTAAATGGAATATATTCATAAGTGTGATATATTGACAAGAATCTTGTCAACCTCCGACATATTTAAGTGACCGATAACATTACCAGTTATAGGTGTATCATAACACAGTGCGCCTTCATTGTCAAGTACCGCAACCTCATAACGACCATCCTTTCCACCATACGAGAGGTCATGTTTGACTACAGATGCACCATAACCATTATCAAATTTGTACACAAGTTCATACCCATTTAGTTCTGGCATATCAAACTTCTCAATAGTGCAACCACCTTGGATTGCGTTAACTTCCGATTGCATTGTAGTATCCTTCCGCCATCACACGGTATTTCAATTCATTTGAAACTTGTTCCTTCACATAGAGTTTAGAACCAGTAAACCATTCACACGCATCACGCATATCATTCAGTTCAGATGTAGGGATGACAGTGTCGATAGGCATCTTCCAGTTCTCCATCCCCTCAGTGAGTTTGTCAAACTTCTCGGTCAGAACGTCAATGCGTTCTTGGTTAGCAAAAGTAATCATACTCCGTATACCTCCGTATTGAAGATTTCACGTTCCTGATACATACCAGTGACCTCGGTACTCTCTTTACGAACAACAACATAGGTATCTTCATACCCACGAACATTGAGTTGCTCCTGATACTTAAACGCAGTATCACGATCATAACATGGGGTAAAAAACCCAGCAAGAGGTTTATCAGTTTCGGCACAACGAACTACATAAGTTACTTCAGACATAATCAATTACCTTTCTCATTATCAATACAAGTATTATATCACTTCTCACTGAAGTTGTCAAGCAAAAACTTCATATTTTTTTCAAGATATTCATCGAATGTCTGGTGTGGTTCACCATATGATATCCTTTCATCACAATTCTCTCGGTACAACTTCTGTGCAAATCTGACGAATGGGGTTCGAGGGTCTGCATTCAACAATTTGTTTATCATCTTTCCAGTCATACTACTTTCCTATATGTTTTACATCAGATTGGGGTATTACTTGATATGCACCTTTATTAAAGGCAGGTGCTACCGTAAACTTTTTGGATTCCTCTAGTTTGTATGATGTGTCCTCGGACTGTACATATCCCATATCACTTACCGATGGATACTTCTCACGATGGGTGTCACGGTGTACAGAAACCGATTCTAGAGGTTTGAACTCTGGTCTGTACTTCTTGGTCTTACTCCACGCATTGGTCTTACGTTTGCGCCCATGTACATCATACCGCATTGACCCATTAAATGATTGCATAATCCTCTCCTATTCTTTAACTATTATACATATAATACACAATTGAACATCGTTTGTCAAGTGTTTTAAGAATAAAAGTTGTATAAATAGAAGAATAGGAGAACAATTATGTCAAACGAACTATTTGATTTCGGGTTTACTTTAGTAGACGAGAACGAACTGGAGGTTGTGCAGAAGGCACAAGAATCAGTAACGTCTGCATCATCATCGGTATCAGAAACCCAAGACAAACTAGATAAACTATTCAATGCGATTCAACCATTGTTGAACAATCTCAAGGCGAACCCAGAGAAAGAATACATTCTGTGGCCCAATCGTACAGATAAGATTGAACAATTTGAAACGCACATTCAAACGATTTATTCGGGAACCAAGTAAATGATTTTGTTTGATACCCAACCAACATCTCTTAGCACGGCATCTTTTGTAACTCACACATCTAGACTTTCTGTGATAGAAAGATTGACTAACACCATCTGTCATTGTGATAATAAATTGGCCGACATATCAACATTGTTGAATGATGCATCGTTAATTTCCTCCATGATCTCTATGGGTGGTTATAAAAACATTCTGGTATTGCCTACACCTATTACCGAAGAACGATTGAGAAACAGGAAATACGAACCGACAGACCATTCGGGTGACTTACTATTCCCTATTGTTCATCAGTTTTGTGGAGGGGAAGGAAAGGTGTCTGTCGCTGTGGCAGAAGAAGGACATCTGTATGAGGGTGCATGGAAAGAGTTCGGTGTGAATACTATACCTGTGAAAAACTGGTTTTCTTTAGATAGAACAATACAGGATATAGACTGTAATATTCACGGAAAGTTTGATGCGATTGTACTCATGGGTAATCGACATTCTATAAAAAAAGGCACATTCCAATCTAATGATATAAAGGAAAAATTCAAAACAGTTTGCACACCCAGTTTTGACATGATCGATGTGTGTCGTAAAAATAGTAAGAAAACAAGAATTATAAAAGGAAAGACACGAGACCTCTCTAATTTCAAACGAAGATTTATCAAGTTTGCAAACACTAGTGGTATGTGGGGAACAATCTATACTAGTACACACAAATTACCAGAGGCACTTAGAGGTTACAAACGTCATCCATCGTATGACCGCCGGAGACTTCTAACACATTTTAGATTCAACCACAATATAGAACAATTAGAAACTTTTTACAAGGTATTCAAGTAATGATCAAATTTAAGAAATTCATGACCGAGGGTGTCGATGACCCCGCAATCTTTAAGGCAGTCTTCCTCGCTGGTGGGCCTGGGTCTGGTAAATCCTTTATCGTGGGTAAGACTGGTCTTCCCGCCCTTGGACTCAAGGTTATAAACTCTGACGATGCATATGAAGCTGCAATGAAGAAGGCAGGAATGGAAATGTCTTCGGATAACATCTTCTCAGTAAAAGGTCAAGAGATTCGTGGTCGTGCAAAGGCACTTACTGGTAAGAAACAGGCACGATACCTTATGGGTAGACTCGGTGTTGTGGTTGATGGAACTGGTAAAGACTTCGAAAAAGTCAAGAAACAAGCACAGGCGATGAAAGCATTGGGTTATGATATTGCAATGATATTTGTAAACACCGACCTTGATACCGCAATCGCACGTGACAAAGCACGTGACCGTACTATCGGTGAAAAGGAAGTTACTAACTACTGGAAGACTGTACAGAGAAATATCGGTGCATTCCAGACTTTCTTTGGTAAACCCAATATGTTAATCGTTGATAACTCAGATGGTAAGGACTACCAGAAAGAGACACTTCGTGCATACAAAGATGTCAAGAAGTTCTTGGACAAATCACCAGAGAATGCCAAAGCAAAACTATGGATTAGAAAGGAACGAGACAAGAAAAAGAGAACTTAACTCTTCTTCTCCAACTCTCTCACTTTTTTCTCAAGTGTTTGAATCCTTAGTAATAGGGGGTTAGTATCATCTAACCCCTTTTTCTTTTCAGTCTTCCCTTCTACCATCTCACGATATGTTCGTGACAAAAACTCTTTAAGATTCTCTATCTTTCATTCATCGCCCCTTGGTATGAATCTTCACATTGTCTCCGACAGGTATCTTAATCTTGTCATGACTATGATACAAGTGGAATGTCACATTAGGAAACTCTTTGAACATATTAGTCCAGATGGGTCTCCAGTTATCTATTAGTCTTACAGTATTACCAGTACCACGATCACTCTCTAACAAAAGATCAGTGAAACTTTCTGCGTTCATATCAAAGATAGTATCAAAACCATAAAGGTGAACTTCGGTTGCCTTCATCTTCGCACACGCATAGTGTACTGCCATGTGACCACAGTTGAAGTTGGTCGCAGCCATACGAGGGTCACCTGTGACATTTGCATACTCAGGTACGTGTTGATAGAAACCCTTAATCAAGTGTGAGTACTTCATATAGAATGTTCCAGACTGTTCCATCCACAATCGTGGTCTAGTACCAAGAACCCAGTCATACATATCTAACTTGATATGACCTTCTTGAAGTGCCTTCATCATCTTGAAGTCAACCATACAGGTCGCCCACACTTCCTTCCGTGGAATCTCGAATGGTGGCATATTACAAACTAATAGTTTGCCAGGCGTTCCTCTTTCGAACATACCCGCATTGTCACCATTACCTAGAACATTTACTCTGTACTTGTTCATGTGTACTACTCTATAATTAATTTAATATGACTAAAATCAATTACCGCACACTTCAACCCATCTATCTCCACAGGCATAGACTTACTCCAGTCAAGAAACACTTTGTTTTCCTGTTGAAGACCTTGTACATCATCACCAAAGGCAATAATGACTGCGGGTTTATTACCAGATGAGATATCGTTCTGTAGAATAATACCACCAGAGGTAGTTGTCTCGGCTTCCGCTTGTGTCACTAGGACGTTGTTGTGTAATACTTTCATAGTTTAACCAATTCTCTATTCACTAAATGTTGTTCCGCAATCGCATCTTTCGATTGACCCATATACTCTACCGCATGGTGTTCACTGATTAACCAATCATTAACACTTCGGACTGTACCTTCACCATCATCAACAAGGAACTCACCGAGGATACGACCAAACTTACCCTTGCCATCCTTTGTTGTTTTCAGAACAGGACTATCACCTAACTTCTCTACGAGAAAGTCTTTTGCGGCAAGTCCATATTTCTTTTCTTCGAGATCACGAGTTCGTGATTCGGGGGTGTCCACACCATATAGTCGGACTCTCTCTTTTCGAAGCCAAACACCAAACCCCAAATCGATGTCAACGTCAACGGTATCACCATCAACGACACGTACCACTTTTGTTCTGTATTCATACATTATATTTTTCCCATTTGTTCTTTAATTAATTCTTTCCCTTTCTTACCAGTATGGTGGATAATCTTGGGATTCTTCACGTTTATACCATCTATGTAGTCTAACCTTAAAGTGTTATATGTGTGTGGCATAGATTCGATACACGTCATCTTGTATATCTCATCACCATTCATCATCAGATACAGAGTCTCTTGATCTCCCTGTACAGGATTACAAATACACTCGTCTGCCCATGCACGTAGAATGTTTGGTGTACCTTCTACCGCAACAACCCCAGAGTTATGCCACCTACCCATGTCAGGTCTTCTCATAGTCCAAGGTCTATCTTCTACCATAGACAGTTTACCCTGAACAGTAAAGTTGAACACATCATCGATGTTGCCTTTGATTTCACAATCAGTATCAATCCAACAGACTTTCTTCACACCATCTAGTTTGGTGGCATCCAGTATCGCACGAGGTTTCTTGAACCATCCCTTTGCTTCACTCTTGACATCAATCACCAAGTCAAACTGAGATTCCATCCTTTTTCGTGTACGAATATCCATACCAAAGTCTGCAAGTACAATAGGTTTCGTATTGTGTTTGCGATAGTTCTCGATAAACCAAGGGAGTTGCCATTCGGTATGTTTATCACACCCTGTCAAAAATACATTATGCATCGATGATTTCATACCCTTCTTTCCAATTATGTTTTGCTTGACATCCCGCTTCTACTTGAATCGTTGTAAAGGTATCTCTCGCTTCTGCGACAAAGGGATACCACTCTTGTAACCAAGGGAACGTTGTGGTATTCAGATACACATCAGTTGGTTTTGCATACAGGGTCGCATTCTCTACCAAGAGTTTTGCACCAGCAGGAGTCACCATATACGCATGAGCGCCTGGAAAGTATCTCTTAGTGGTCAGTGGATTGATACCCAACATCTGTGGAGTATTCCAATTACCATAGGATGGGTGTCCGAGGTTCATTACGTATCTAGGATGTGCGGGAGGAATACTGTCTATCATGATCGCATCATGTTCAAAGATAACAAAGTTCTCGTAACCCTTCGAACACTCTTCCCACAATGCATGGTGGGATAGGAATGCAGAGATACAATTCAGATTACGAGAATACTTCTCATCAAACTTTACAGGGTCAATACCTTTTGACTGTAACAGTTCTACAGGATTGTCTGCGGGAGTGATCGCCTTAAACTTCTCGATCTTCTGTCCGTGACGTTTACCAGATTCAATACACTTATTGGCAGACTCGACCGATCTATCGTTGTCAGTTATTGTAATTACAAATGCTTTCATTGTGTAGTGGTTGACTTCAACCCTCGTTGTATTGTAGTGTAATATGGGTAAACGACTTCTAACCAAGGGAAGAACTGTTTGTTCATCAACGCATCGTTAGGCCACATTCCCACTTCTCTTACCTTATCTAGTAGTTTCTTAGCACCCTTGGGTGAGATCATATATGCAGAGTTTCCTGCCAGACCTTGAGGTACATCCATGTCATCTATCGTGGGTACTGGTTGTACTCCAATAAATGATGATACTTTCTCATGGAACATACCAGACCTTCGGGTTGCACCTCTGGGGTCGTTTAGTCCTATTATACCACCCTTCCATTGATCTGTCAAGTCTTTCGGTTTGAATTTTTTAACAAATAATGCATCGTGTTCTAGGACTACAATAGTCTCATTAAGATCGATTGCCTTCTTCCAACATCGCATATGAGATACCATACACGCAACACGATTGGAATGGTTCGCAGTCTCGTAGTGGGTCAGACGTAATCCTGTTTTCAAATCAAGACCATCTTCATGAACATCCATCGGGTATGTCCACTCAACACCAGACATTCCCAGACTCTTGATTCCGTGTGTAATAGTACTGGGTGTCGTGGCGGGTAGAACGATAGGGTCTAGTTTGGAACCTGTGGACTGAATAGATTCAACAAGTCTTCGGGTCGCAACAGTGGACTCTTGGTTATTGACCAGACTAATTACGAAGGACTTCATTACGATATGCTTTTGCCTCTGGGTTGACCCACAAATGAATTAATCTTGGTATATCTTCGGGAGAGTATACTGACTGAACCTGTTTCACAGGCACACCAGAGTGATATGCTGAATCCAAACCTCTCTTACTATTTTCTATAATAATACAGTCTTCAGGAAAAACTCCCAAGTCAGACATCACGTCCCACCACATTTCGGGATGGGGTTTGGGATTACTCACGTCATCTACTGTTCGTATCATATCAATATACTCGGTAAGTCCCAACTCAGTAATTATAGGATGTACAGTTCTAGCCATCGCATTAGAACACACTGCGACTTTGTACCCTTCCTCTTGCAAAGAACGGAACACCTTAATGAGTTCGTGATCTTTTTCAATCGTCTTCATTCTTGTTAACACCAGAGAATCATGCCAAATCTTCATCTTCGGAATCTCTTCGGGGTCTACATTAAGAATCTGTAACTGACCTTCGATCGGTAAATTGTCGAAGTAGTATCGTTTCGAATCAGTGAGTGTGGGATATCCATACTTCTTCAACGTTTCGTTAAACGACTCTTTAAGAACCTTTTCGTAGTCTAGAAGGACACCATCTAGACCGAACATTATTAGTTTAATCATTTGGTCACCGCCATAATACAGGTGTCTCCCTGTTTAGTTTCTTTCCTTTGGTCGTGCAGTACCTTTTCGTATGAGTCCAAGGTGGACATCAGACGATTGTGTTTCAACATATCATACTTCTCTGGTCTACCTTGCAACCAAGGATTATTCAGTTGGCTCTCGTTCATGATATGCATGGGCCACAGGTCTTCGATAAAGTATACACCATTATCCTTAACAAAAGGTATAATGTTTTCGAAAGTCAGTCGATTCACTTCTGGCCAATGACCACCATCATCAATCACAAAATCAAACTCAACATCACCCCATTCATTTTTAATCTTTTGAGGAAGAGTCGCACTCATAGAGTCCGCTTTCATCCAGTGTACTCGGTCTTTATGTAAGATGTCCAAATCCTTTGGGTCAGTTCTCACAAATATGTCGATGGTATAGATGTTCGCATTGGGAAAGTAATCATAAAACGCACGAGTTGATGCACCCTTGAAAGTTCCTATCTCAAGAAAGTTTAGAGGTTCTTCTCTCACATCTTCAAAGTATTGTTCATATACCTTATAGTAATGGTGTTTCGATGTACCTTTGTCACATTTATATTTGTCAAATAAGTCTTTAAGCATTCCAGTAGTTCCTTGTTGCGCCAGTATCAAAATCAAATCCCCAATAGTCTATGTCTTTCTTATACCAATCAGCGATTATTTGTATTGTCTTGTCAGTGTATATATCCTTATAATTAACACCATAACTAGTCTTAGGTTTACCCTGAACACGAGTTATATTACGAGGGTTGGGGTTATGTAACAGTCCAAAGTAAAGTTTTGTATCCTCGTTGTAGTTCTCAAACCGCAAGATGTCACATCGGTTATTACCTTCCTCGTCACTCACATGGTCGAATGCGGGATACCATCCACGAATTGCACGATGCCACATATACTCTTCTCCACCCCACTTATGACGTTCCTCTAGGAATGCCTCGAAGGATGAAATGTCCGCATAACCACTCGGTTGTGTCCCCTCATGTTGTATCACTTTCTTCGCAAAGACATAACGAGACATAACTCTATCCCAAGGATTACGAACAATCGCAACACCCTGTAGTTGGTCTTTGATATCCTGTCTCCAGTCTCTCCATCGTGCGTGTTCGTAACCCTCATGGTCTTTGTTCTCGTCCATCTTCTCCTTAACACCACGAGAATACTCTCCACTCTTCAGATTAGCTGGAACACCCAGAATAACCTGTTTACGAATTTCGTTATCTTTACGTATTGTCATCCCACCATTCTTGGGAATGTGTACAAACATTTTAGGTTTCATAATATGTCTCTTCTATTTGTTCCCAAGTCTGTTCGGAAGTTAGTTTGAAACTACCGAGATGTTCTTGAGATTTCCATTTCTCTGGTTCAATCATACTGATGAAGTGACCATCCTTACTATTGTATAAGTGATAGACTTCACCAACCACAGGCGTTATCATGCATCTTGCAGTATACATCAATGAAGTGTCTTCGGCAAGTTTTACCAATTTGAAATACTCCTCTTTCAATGCATCAAACTTTGTTTCAAGTTGATGTGTTGCAGTGATGCCTCGTTCTTTACTTATACCTAGAACATCTGGTACAGTAAAGGCAGGCGCACCGACATTGGTTGGATACGGCAACAGTGCGGGCGCATCAACTACATTGTCGGGTTTTTTACTCATATCGTCTTCATTAATTCCTCGACATTCTCCCCACCATTAGGAAGTTTGTCCTTCAGGAAGAAGTGAACGAAGTGACACTCTTTGATATTGTCCACCGCACCATATAGTCCATTCCACTCACCACCCATGTGACGAGTAGGTATCTTGTACTTCTTCAGGAAGTAGTTCAGAAGGGTCTGGTCAGTACTCCACTTGTACGCACCCACGCCATCAACAAAGTCTTTGAACTCCATGCGATTTATAAAACTGTGAGGGTCTTGTCCCTGTAGATAGGGTTTGAATTGTTTTGAGTTCAAGAGAATCATTCCCATGTTGAAGAACTCATAACCTAGATTGTTGGGTTTGAAGTCTAATCCACGATTGTGCAACTGTGCATACTGCATATGTGAATAGTTCTTTATCTTGTTCTGATACCAAGGTTGGATATCCATCTCACGTTCCGAAACAGCACCAAACGCACACTTGCAATCAAGATAGCATTGACACTTGCAATCAAAGTCATCAAAGATATTGGGACTGCCTGGACGAATGAAGATGTCTGCATCAACAATTGCAATCTGATCATAGTCGTCCAGATATTCAAATGCATTCTCTTTCTCGTAGATAGGAAGATATCCGCCATACTTCATGTATGACTCTTCACTTCTACCACTAGAGAATATGTCGGGTCGGATTCGTAGTTTAGGTTGGGTTAGAACAATATGGTCAATACCATGTCGTTCACAATAGGATTCAACACTCTTTATACAGTGTTCATACAACTTCGATGGTTTGCCCACCGATACTTGGAATATCAATCTTTTCATAATTTAATCCACTATTAAAATTTCATGAGCTACTGTTTCATAAACAATATCCCTACCATCCTTTGTTTTTGATATGTCTCTTATCATTTTTCCGTATATATCAGTATATAGACACTGGTTATAATCTGTTATATGATCTAGTCTTGGTGCGACACTTCCCATAAAAAAATACATTTTATTTTGTAGACTTTGATCTGTGTATACAATATTTGTTAGGAGTCTCCACAGAAATCCATCAATATTAAGTAATCCACGTTGAACTATTGTGTCGCTTAACGCAACCGATTCTGTTGGAGTGTATTTTTCAACACGTTCCAACAACTTGTTTATTATAAGTGGTGTGATATAACTACAATGACACACGCCATCACCTAGTTGATAAAAATGGAAACGTTTGAATAGATTCTTAGGTAGTTCATGTCTCAATACCATATCATGTTCTACCACTAGGTGTGGTGTATTTCTTTTGGAGACAAGTTTCCAAACTTCTATATGAGAATAGTAAATACATTTAGCGGTGGGTGATATAACCCTAGAATATTTCACACCAGAAGCGGACACAGCAGGTTCATATGGGTGTTTAATTACCAACCCCAGTTTCTTAATCTTTGTATTTCGATATCTGTTTTTGTGTGGTAATATCTCATTACCGAAATCTATATAATTATACTGATCTAACTCATCGGGTTTAATAGCATCAAAGAACTCTGTTACATAACCACACTTCTCCCAAGATTCTCTTGTCTTCTTCGCAAGTTTCTCGGATATGGGGTCGTCTTTGGTACGTATTATGATTACTGGTGGTTTATCGGTAGTCATTCAGATCGAACTCCGTACCATGCATCTTCATTAGATCACGTTCGTGATTAGTGTATACTAGGACTTCGGGGTCATCGAGAAGAAAGTCGCAACTAGCACAGTAATCAGGGTAATTTCCAGTAATATGGTCATCACGTAGTTTAGTATATTCTTCGCCATTCCAGATTTCTTCGATCGTCTCTTCTGAGGTGTGTCCGAGAACAGCTTCTTCGTCTTGTCCAAGGACTTGGCAACACGGTGCAACTGCACCAGACTTACCATCAAGACCACCAGCACGAATAACGACATCAGGACTAAAAGGTCTTCCACAAGTTTTGACTTCTCCCTTTCTTTCATTCTCTCCGATATCATAGACACCAGACCAGTTATGCATCTTCCAAATTTCAGTCTTCACACCGAGATCGTCAACTAACTTTTTGTATGCTTCCAACTCATTATTTAGGTTGTCGTTGTCAGTAATCAAGTGGTAGGTTGCGACCACACAGTCACTTCCTGTTTGATCAACATACTCTTTCATCTCACGAATGTTGTTTACAATAGTATTAAAGTTTCCTCCAATAATATTATTCATCCACTCGTCATACTTCTCAGGATTATATCCAATGAATGAGTATCGATAGAAATCCATTCCAGCATCAACACAGTCTCTCATGAACTGACCTTGCATCTTGAATCCATTAGAGAACATGAAACACTTTGCTCCATACTTCTTAACGATCTTGATGTATTCGGGTAGGTTTCTATTGAGAGTAGGTTCACCACTTCCTTCTAGGTTAACAACTCGTAGTCCATGTTTTGCACAGTCAGCGACATTTCTCTCGAACTCTTCTAGTCCCATCTTCTTGAGAAACTTCTTATCACGACCACCTGTTCTCATGTCTTGGGGACACATAGTACACGAGTAGTTACAACCACCATTAATTTCAATTACTGCTCTATCGATCTTCAAAATATCTTCCCAGTCTATTCTCTGTATAGTGCTTTGCTTTTTTTATCATGTGCTGTCCACCTTTGTCGGTAAACCCTTTTATAAATTTCATAACTAATTCTTTATTAGGTCTGCATACTACTTGAGGACAAGCGTAACCAGTGATGTTTTCCCAAGATGGTATAAACATTGGTTTTCCTAACTGACCAGCAATATAGTGCCACATACCATCATAACATATTACATAATCTGCATTTTGTATTATTTCATACGCTTCTTTAATAGGTGTTCGATACGTCAATTCTTGTAGTATCCAACCCTCTCGGCGTAACAGCTTAATTATACCCCACCAATCATCATTTGTCAAGAACCTTTTCCATTTTCTTGGTGGTTCAGTATTATATGTCGGTGTCCAGAAAACAATTTTCCTTCCTTCCAAGTTTCTATCTTTATATTCACTTTTCTTAAATACCCACCCATGAGGAGCGCTTTGATCTTCAGTATGATTACCAGAATCAAAATAGTATCGTTTCTTATCTTTACTGTTATCAGTATTACTACTAGGGAATAAATCGGAATTGTACACGTGGGTGATGGTCACATCTTCTTGACGATGGAACTTTGTATGTATCCACTCCATGCGTTCAACGATAGTCTCAGGGTCTTTAGGTGTCTCTAGGTGACCTTCAGGTGTCGCCCAGTGCATCTCCAAATTGACTTTGGTATTGTTTTTGTAACAATAATTATGACATACTTGGAGTGCGAGCATACAGTCTCCCATACCCCAAGTACCACGCCATCGGACTCGTTCCATTTCTACTTCTTATTGGTAAATGCTTGTCCACCAAAGAATGCAGCAACAATAGCGGCAACTGATACAAAGTATGTCGCAGCCATATCACCCAGAATTTTGGATGCAGTATCTAGTCCAATCCAAACCGCAAGGACAACCGCAAAAGGATATAACAACATACCCCATAATGCAAACCATGCCATACTACGTTGTGCATCACGCATAGCGTCTGCATCGTCTAGTTCTTTGCGTTTGAACTCTAAGTACATTGCTTGTTCTTGATCAGAGACTTTTCCGTCTCCATTAGAATCAGCGGGATGATGACCCGCTTGTTTTAGTTCTTCGTCCATTAAAAAAATACCCTATGAAATTATTAGTTTACATAGGGTATATAGGGGGGATATAGGAGGGGATTAACCTTCTAGATATTCGTAAACATCTTTCCAGTTTTTCATTAGGGGAAACTCTTCGTTGTCCATGTTGTAACCATGTTCCATCACAAGACTCTCTAGACCGAATCTCTTACCAACCTCTGCGTTCTCTACTTTATCTTCAACCCAGACGTAACCAGTACCTTCGTACTGTGCAAGAACTTCATCCTTGTCAGCACCAGTATCAAGATAGATGAACTTGACAAACGCAGTGTCACCGAACAACTTCTGAATGTTCATTGTTCGTAACTTCTGTGCGTTCTCGTCTTTACTCATCGAGGTGATTAGGTGGAACACATAACCATGTTCTTCGTGCAGTTTCTTAACGTACTGCATTGCATCTCTGTGTGGAGGCACGAAACCCATGTGGGCAGACTCGTTGAATATTCTGACTAGTTTCTTAGATTCGGTACGAGGTATGTTGTAGATTTTATCTATGTCGTACTCAAGTGGTTTCACTGGTGTGTAACCTTGTTCGGTCATCCAGACATTGAATGCGTAACCCCAGTTTAGTAGGACACCATCCGCATCTGTCAATATTACTTTTTTGTGGTCTTTGATCAACTCTTACTCCTCATTCTCAATACAAGTATTATACTACACTCAACATACTTTGTCAAGGTTTTAAGTACTTAAACTTGCCCTTTTTATAATCATCCATCATAACAACCTTGTTACCACCCCCAGTATAATGGAGGAAGTTCCTCTCATAACCTTGATCATCTTTCCAGTGTGTTGGCGTGTCATTCCAAGTTTGATCAACAGTCTCCCATTTAAGACCGTGTTTCATTATCTGTCCAGAGATGAATGGTTGGTCATTGTTAACCCAGTTAGGGTCTCCGTGTCTGTCACCATCTTCCATCCAAGTATACCAGTCATCGAACTTTTCTCTTGCTTTGAGTCGTGCCTCTTTAGTCCATACCAGAACACCAGTATTGAATGTGGCGACACACGAAGGTCGGAGTGATTCTGGAGTGGGAATTGCTGGAATGTTTAACCTTCGATGTTTGTCTAATAATATTTTTTTCTTTTTCGGGTTAAAATCCCAAGAGTTGTAACCGCCACCCTTATCATTAAATTTTATCTCGGATTCAAGTACACCATAGACTTCCGCATCTGACACATCAAAAATATTCTCTTCGGTATTACAGATAATGTCAGAATCAATAAAGGCTATCTTATCGTATTTTTCATAGATTGGGTCATATATGATTCTTAGACACTCAAAGAGTAAGACCGTAGAACCAGTCTTACCCTTGGTGAATACTTGTTTTTTAGAATATTGGTGGTGACAACCAATCTTATCAGCATAGATTCCGAACGATTTCGCAGACATATCACCTGTCATACGATACAATTCAGAACGAGTACCTTGAGGATATTCGGGAACAGGGGGTCTCTTCTCGGTCTCCTCGTTGGTAATCATATACTGATAGATCAGATTCATTCAGGCAAACCTGTCGAATATTGAACCTTACCATCTACTCGTTGTGCAGTAAGAGTACTTCTGCGGTTCTCTGCTTTATTGTTGTAGGATACGTGAATCCATCCAGACGTTGGGTCACCCTCTTCATAGAACTCTGAAATGAGTTGGTCATAGTCCAGCAAGTCCCGAATCCATTTTGCAACAACAAGGTTATCTGCACCATCACATTCAAAGTCAACTGCTTGACCTTTACAGTGTTGTGACTTGGTAGAACCACCGATCGCTTTGTTTAGTTCGGGGCCACGGTAACCAGAACTGATTCGTGTGATACCGAATCTTTCTCGTACTGGTTGTACCACTCGTTCGAACAACAACTTTGCGTTCTCTAGATGTTCGTCTTCGGGTGTGTTATCGATACCCAAACGAGTCGCAGTCATAGACTTTGCGAACTCTTTGAGTGTAAAGTTTTTACTTAGTTTCATTTGATTTTTCCTCGTTCAACCATTTCCTTTGTCATTATATAGTCTCTTACAAAGTCAGACCTTACGATGTCTGTCCATCCATATTCAACAGTTGTGAAATTATTCATGACTTCCATGATGTTCATAAAGTCAAGAATCCCTTTTTTGTCTGAACCCGACTTGAGGTCAGACTGATAATAATCACCAGAGAAGATAATACGACTATTCTTACCCACCCTTGTGATGATAGAATCTAATTCGTGGAAGGTGAGATTTTGCATCTCATCCACAAGTACAATACAGTTATCCAGAGTCGTACCACGTATAAACGATGTCGATACAAACTCAACGATTCCCTGTTGTTCTAGGTTCTCGTATGCCATCTTCTCATTGAAGAGTTCGGTACAGATCGAACGATAGGGAGCAGTATATGCATCAACCTTCTCTTCGACACTGCCTGGCAGATAACCCATTTCTCTTGTCGGGACTACACTCCTTACAATAACAAGTTTGTCTTGTTCATAAGATTTATCAAGGACATCCTGTAGTGCAAGATACATTCCCACAAAGGTTTTGCCAGTACCCGCAGAACCGCAGAGAACAAGATGGTCTCCCTCTTTGAACGAATCGTATGCAAGTTTTTGATTTTCTGTGATCGGTTGGTAGGTTAATAAATGGTCTATCTTCAATCGTTTCATTGTCATGATTTTATGTTTACTCCTTCCCGACTACCGCCGGCACCTTTCTCAATCTTTGACATTAAGTTCTTCCAGTCCCCACTTGTCTTGTTGATGACATTACCAGTCCCACTGATCAATGCAGGCGCACTGATCTGTTGAGACCAATCAGTCCCCAGTTCTTTCAACTTCTCTTGGAGCGAATCATAGGAACACATCACAGTTTGTGTGTCCTCGGTCTTCTTATTTACAATTGTATACATTGGCATATATTATCATTCCTAAATGACGAAAGGGGTGACTAGCACCCCCTCCGAGATACAGACCACCTACCTTATGCTAGAATTTGAGTTGAATTTTCGTACTCTGCAATAGTTTGATTTAAGTATGATTTTTTTAGCGATAACTTGTGAGCGAGATTGTCTCTTCCCTTTTTCTTGAGACGGTGGATGTACTGGTCAAGTTCTCGACTATCATTCTTTAATCTCTCTATTTGGTTTCTTGGCATTAAACGCACTCCTGCTGTTAGTTGAAAGAAACATAACGAAAATCTAAGATAGTAGGGTTGGGAATGCCTCCTCTACTATTTTCTTAGTCAAACCTTTGACTGGAGATTTTTTGTCTTTCATACTTAGGACAATCAAGGCGTCCTCGGCATGGACACTCTCCAATAACTGAATAAATTTGGTTTCAACCCTCAGTTGTCCTAACTGTTGACTTCTTGCACCTTCGACAAAATTACCGAACTCACGGTGAAGTTTCCTCAGAGATGAGGGGACACTTTCGGACTTATTGGGGATGTAGGGAGGTTTCCCTTCGGGTAAACAGAACTTGAGACGGTCATCGAATATTCCTCGGATGACATCTTGGACAGCAGGAACTTGGTTCCCCTGTTCTTTCAGGAAAGATATCTTGTCTTTCCTTGTTTTAAGTTTAGTAAAATCTTCGAAGATTTCGAATACTTCTCTTTCCATAATGGACTTTCCTCTATAATATTATATATACAAATTAATTATTTGAATCGTGATATTGGTCAAATTCTTCTAACATTGATTCATATTCCGTGACCATATATGACGAGGATGCGACCCTCTCAAAATCACCACGGAGGAGCGCATCAGCAAGTTCATCTTCAGTCTTTGTCAACAAATTTACTATTCGTTGTCGATTTTCCTTGATCTCTTTATCTATACTCAATTTATATCCTATGCAGCCAGTTTAATGTCAATGTAGTGTGAACGGTGGAAGTAGTCAGTCATGGCATCATCTTCGTTGAAGAAATCTTCACCTTCCATTGCAGACTTCAACTCAGTCAAGAAAGCAACACCTTTCTTACCATAGTTCTCTGAAATCCAGTATTCGTTGACATTGTGAGTCCACTTGCGGTAATCATTCATAACTTCAACAGGGTCAAACTTGAAGTTTTCAAACTCTCGTCTCCTAACTTTCTCAGGAGACATTTGGACATCAATGTACTCTTCCATGATGTCATCTGCATTCTTTACTTTGGCAACCAAAGTACTGTGATGTCTAATACTCAAAGATATCTTAACATTATATTTCTTTGCAACTTCTTTGATTTTTACTGAAAGTTTTTTCTTGTCTTCTTGCGATACATACGCCATAATTTAATCTCTCTCTCTTCTCATTCTCAATACAAGTATTATAACAAACTAGGCAACGTTTGTCAACAGCTTTCTTCAATTAATTACAAGTTTTTTGCAGAGAATCTTGGGTACAATCGGAACGGTGCCTGTTCCTCAAGAGTCTCGGAATAGATGATCGGTTCGGGGAGCGAACGTTCGTCTAACGCATTGAAGAACAACGCCATGTCG